GTTAACTTATTATTATAATTTACATCAGACTCGGCTTCAGACTCTGCTTCAGACTCGTCTTCAGACTCGGCTTCAGACTCGGCTTCAGACTCGGCTTCAGACTCGGCTTCAGACTCGGCTTCAGACTCGGCTTCAACTCGGCCAGTATTTTCTTCCACATAATTTTCCATGTAATTGGTTAAATTATTAACATTTATAACTTGTGTTTTTTTAGCATTTTTGCGTTCTCTATATTTCGCATTTGCGATTCGTTCATTTTTGCGAAGATTCATAACATAATCATATATTTCTTTTTCTTCTTTTGTAAGTGTATTAAGTTTCTCTGGATTTGTTTTGGCTTCTAATTCAATTTCTTTAACAATTGCTCGTTTTCTAGATTTAGTATTAATAATTTCACGACAATAGGTTCGTTCATATTCTCTCCGTTTTAAAATCCATTCTTTTACTTTTTGTTGCTCTTCATTTAGTATCAACTCTGGTTGATACTTCATCATACGCCTGACTTCTTTCAGCAGAACCGGATCAATCGGCATTGATAGTTGATTGTGCGAGTTGTTTTGTTGTTCTTATTAATTAAAAAATAAAAATCAATTTTTATTTTTATTCAATTCAATTCAATCAAATCAATTATTATAGAACACATCATATATCTCAACGGAATGGCTAGGAGAGTTGGCCATAATAATCCTATCAATGGGTCCACCCCGCTCAACACTTTCATTCATACGCCTAGAAGGGTACCTAATGTGAGGACCCCAGCGAATGTTGCTTTGTTCATCTGGTGACATGGCTTCCCAATACCCTAATGCTTCTCTCATTTGTCTGTTATAATTACTAAACTCTCTAAATCGGGAATTAAGACCATTTCGATGCTCAGCACTATTGTTTGGATTCACACTATTATCATATAGTATTCTTTCATTTTCCGTCCAATAATCATATCTATTATGTAGAGCAGACAACACCCTATTAAAATTAGTAAGAGTAGTATTAATTGGAGGAGGTGGAGGAGAGCGAGAGATAGTCTGCGGAGTAGGAGTAGGAGGAGTAGGCGTAGGAGGAGTAGGCGGAGTAGGAGGAGGCGGAGTGCGAGAGATAGTCTGCGGAGTAGGAGTAGGAGTATTGGCAATAATATTACGAGTAGTTTCAGTAAGATTCCTTGTTACATAACCAGTATTACTTCCAGTATGCAAGTCAGTATGCAAGTTATATAAATACTTTAGTCCATTTACTAATTTTAAATGAGTATTTTCTTCAACATTCGGCAATACTTCCTCTTCTAAGATTGCCATTATTTCTTGAATTTTTGTTAAAAATGTTGGTTCTTGGCGTTCATCATCATTCTCTCCGTGAGACCGAGACAGAGACATAATTGAGTAATCCGTTTTGTTGTTGTGAATTAAAAATAAAATAAAAATAAAAATCAATTTTAAAAATCATTTAAATAGTAAATATAAATATTTGAAACTACTAATAACGTCTGCGTCTACGTTTTGTAGCTTTTATACTGCGACCACGAGCAACTACAGGCATAGCTTGTGATTCTAATTCACGAACTAATTCTTGAACCCCGTAAAAACGTGCCTCTGCTAATAATTCATTGCGGTTTGATGGGTTTAGTTGTGGAACCATTCTGCTGTCGCGCAAATAATTGAGAATGTGACAAAAATGAGTAGGATCTCTGTCGAAGAAATAAACTGCCATCATCTTATCCTCACTTGGAAAACTAGTCTTATAAGCTAAGATTATCCAGAGTAATTTTAGTAGTTTTAAATTTTGTTCCTCCTATATCTAGAATAATTCTATCGCCGCGTGACATTTATAATATAAATAAAGAAAAAGAAAATCAATGAAAAGAAGATAAAATATAATATTTTATTCCAATATTCATAATATATATAAGTTCTTTAAAAACTAATATAATAAGCATTGTTTTTATAAAAAAATATTTATGATTTTTTTATAAGTTTTTAGTAATTTTTTTTAGTAATTCTTTTTACTTTTATAGATTTATTTACTGATAAGGTTTTAATATAATATTTATTTTTATTATTTAGAATTTTAGATAAATTTTTTATTTGATTTTTTTTACGAAAAATTTTAACAGATTTTAATTTATGTAAATTAAATAAATAATACTCTGATTTAACAGTAAATTCATATTTATTGTTTTCAAATATAGCATAATAATCTGAATTTAATTGCTTTACATAAATTCCATCAACTTTAGAATTTTTATACTGATTGTATAAATTTTTATTAAAAAGTAAATCACATTTTCTATAATTTATGCGATTAAATTCAAATTTATTTTTTATTATTGGAACATCTATCATTTTTCTCAAATTATTTATAATATTAATTCGTGATTCAAAATCACCAAAACTTTCTGCTATTTTTAAAAACTCATAATACTGTGTTCCTTTGTTTTTTTCATTCATGATATCATTTGCATCTTTAAATAATGTTTTATCTATACCATACCCGTAGATTATATTATATAAATCTTTTAATGAATAATAACATATTTCATTTTTTATTATTATTTTTATATTTTTTTTACATGACAAAGTATTATAAAAATATGGACTACACAAATCTATTAATTTTAATTCATATTTATTTTTTAATATATTGAATTGTTTTGATGCGTATGACAGAGTATAATTTATATCATTTGACAAAAACATTGAAGTATTAAAATCAATTTTTTTAATTTTGTTAAATCCGTTATAAAATGTGTTATCAGGTTTTAATATTATTATATACTTGGTATATGTTTCAAATAGTATTTCTAATTTATTATCTAAATCTAAATAACAATATGCTTCTTCAAAGTTATTTGATAAATTTATAAAATTTTTATTTTCAAATCTTTCTTTAAAACGAAATTTACGTGAAGGAGCACATTTTTTCATTTTATCACTAGATTTAAATCTATTTTTATAACTAATGCAAGTATTTATATTTTTAATTATTATTTTTGATTTAAATTCTGTAATATTTAATAAATGTATTTGTTTTTTTAATAAATATTTTTCTTGTTCAGTTGTAATACTTAATATTTCAAATAATTTATTAATGTAATCTTCATAAAATATGTTACTATAACCTCCTCTAAAATGATCACTTGTATGTCCAAATAATGGTATAGAATAAAATAAATATAATTTTTTTAAGTTAAAATTATTATCTAATTTATTTAAATCAAACATTTTACCATAGAATTTGTTATTATAAAAAAACAAAGGACAGAAAGATATAATATTTTTATCATTTAATTTTATATCAATATATTCAAGTAATATTTTTAATAATATGGATGATGCTAAATCGTGTAACAAAAAAGTAGTATTCAATAAATCCGGGTATATTGAAATTTCTGCAAAATTTTCTATAAACCATTTTTTATCTTTTATTGAATAGTATTCCTTTAAATCATTTCCTGATTCATCAATTCGTAATAATGCTGTACAAAATGTTGATACTAATATAGCAATTATATAATTTTTATTATTAAATATTTCATTATATAAATTTTCTTTATTTTGTTTAAAAATATTTAACAATTCAATACACATAAAAACAGATCTTAAATGATTTAATAATCCATGATTTCTTCTAAATATATTTCCATTATAAAAATGATCGTAATTAGTGTATGGTTGTTTAGAGATATTATTTGCTAAATTTTCAAATAAATTTTTTATAAATTCAATTTCTTCATTTTTTTTTAATTTTATTAAATTAATATTATTTAAATTTTTTATAATCTGCCATTTTGTAAAATATTCTTTTTTATTTATTATATCTTTTTTTATAGGTTCTATTTTTTCAAATGCTTCTGTTATTAAAATATTATATTTTGTTCCAATATTCATTTTATATATATATATATAAAATGAATATTATAAATTAAATTTAAAAAGCTGGAGGATTTATACGATATGTCACCAGAAACTAGAGAACTAGAATCACTAGCAACCTTTATAGATAAAGCAAACCAAAATCAAGAACAAATTGAAAATATAGAAATTAATGTATTTGATAAACTAGTTATGATGCTCTATAGTGTAAGAAAACAAGTTTTGCGTTACTTAACTTCATATCAGATGAAATCATATGAAATATATAGATTTAAACTGAGCACCTGGGCCAAAAGCCAGAGATACGCGCAGTGATCCGAACTCGGCGAGTCTCGCAGTTGCGATGGCCTCGGGAGGCAGGGTTGGAAGAAAAAGAAAATCAATTAAAAGAATGTAAAATATTATATTTTATTCCAATATTCACTATATATAAGATCTTTAAAAACTTATATAATATGCGTTTTTTTTCCTATTTCTCTCAAACTAAATTCTTTGTTAGTATTTTATTGCGCAGAAATTATAATTCTATTACTCGTGCTTTGCCTTCAAACTATTATTCTATTAAAACTATAAAACAATATTATTATAATAACAATATTTATTATGACTTATATAATGATTTTTGTAACCACAGTGAAGATTTTAGTAATTTAAAATATAGTAAATATAATAATCTTACCGCAGAACACATATTTCCTCAATCATTTACAAAACATTATAGGAAGGCAAATAAAGACATGCACAATATATATTTAACAAATTATTATACAAATAATTTACGTAGTAATAAAAAATTCTTTCATAATGGTGATGAAATAGCAACTCAAAAATTTTATATTCCGTGTAATTATTCACGCGGAACAATTGCCAGATCGCTTGCCTATATGAAATATACTTATCCATTATTAAATCTCTCAAATGTGATAGATAATAATATACTATTAGCTTGGAATGAATTATATCCACCAACCGAACTTGAATTAAAAAAAAACAATATTATATTTAAGTATCAAGGCAATAAAAATATATTTATTGAGGATTATAAAATACTGACTCACTTTATTAACAATAATTTTAAATAAATTTTTAAGATTAAAGATTTTAAATTTTTAAGATTAAAGATTTAAGCAATTTATTATATAATATTTATATATAATAATATGCCACCGCCGGTTGAACCGCCTGTTGAAATTAACTTAGATGAACTAGCAGTTATTGTGAATCAGCAAAAAAAAAAAGAACAACAAGAACAAGATGAACAATTCCATAAATTTTTAAAGAAAAATCCTGCTGCTGAACGTGTTGTGAATAGTACAAGAACACTTGAGAGAGTGGTGAGAGATCCTCCAAGTATCCTTCACACTTCTAGAACTAAAACTGAACTTGATAAAATTAAGTCTGTTACCGGAATAGGAACAAAAGCGCAAACAAAAGATCCTGATAAAAGAGTTCCGGCAGAAACAAAACGGTATGGTCAAGGTAAAAGAAATTTATATAAAATTATGAATAAAAAATCAAGAAGATCTAGAAGATCTAGAAGATCTAGAAGATCTAGAAGATCTAGAAAGAGTAGAAAACACAGAACATAAAACTTTCAACTCTTCTGAGCTCAACACAACATTTTATTAATTGGATTCTCAGAGTTAGGTTTGGTTGTAAGTAATACTATTTTCTTAGAGGAGTCACTATATTAATTATTTTCAGCAATTTGTTTTTTAAGTTGTTCGTTTTTTGTTTGAAGTTGTGTAATTGTAATAGCTGCGCAAGCCAAGCATTCATTTTTATGTTCTAATTGTTTTATATTCTCTTGAAGATAAATCATTGCTTCATTTAATTCTTGTTCTCTTAAATAAAGTGACCATTCTAGATTTCTTATAGTTCCTTCGGCTTGCCATACGCGTTGCCATGCGGCAATTTCAAACGGTTTTTTAATTTTATGTTCTCGTCCATAGGCGGCAGCAAGTAATTTAAGACCAGTAAATGGATCAGCATTTTTATGCGCCTCTCTATAAGTTTTACAACAATCAAGTTTAATTTGATTAAGCTTAAATTTGCGTTGTTGCAAAATATCATATTGAACACAAAGTGCCGGACTCACAACACACGAAGGCCAACCTTCGCGCACCATTTTTTTAGTATGAGCTTTAAGTGTTTTTCCGCATTCTTTCCAATCGTTAAGTGATTGTTTGTAATTCTTTTCAGCAATTTCCGCAGCTCTTTTACTATAAATTAAATAAGATTCAATCACAAATTTTTTTGCCTCATCAATTGGCATAGTAGAAACCGTATTTTTAGAAACTGGTGCTATCATAAGCGCCCATACATCAGATGGCAGTTGTGAAAGCGTGGTAGATTGCAAGTTTGTCATTGTTGTAATTTTTTTGCGTTTTGTATATAAATTAAAATAAAAAAATAATCAATTTTTTATTTTATTAGTTCTTACATTACAGATAATCCAGGTTGATAATGAATCAATAACAATACGCTTAATACAACAATTAAGAATGGTTCAATTCTTGTAATCATAAGTAATATTGATTGTATTTTTTTATCTTTATTGGTTTTTGGAAAATCTGGATTAATAATGTCATCCGCTTCATCGTCATCATCGTCGTCATCATTGTCACTTATATAGAGTCTTTCATACTCACTAATATTATTTTTTTTGTTATCCTTTACTTTTTTTTGCTCTTGTTGCTCTTCTTTATAAGCAATTTCTTGAATAACATAAACTAACATTTCCATAATTTGAGAATTTACTTTTTGAAATTCATAAAATTTTTTAGAGCTCTCATTTTTTAATAGTTCATATTCAAATATACATTTAGATAATTTTAATTGAGCAATTTTAATTTTTTGATGTAATTTTTCAACCTCAGAATCCATATAAGGCCATAATGAGAGTTGGTTTGAGGTACTTTCATCATCCGGATCAACCCCTAAACTGATGAGTTCTTTTTTTGCCACTTCAATTTCATTTGCCATATTTTCTTGTTTGTTTAAAAGTACAGCATAATTTGTAAATATGTCTGGACTAATATCTTTACAAGTAAGAACAATATTCTTAATAGTCTGCATTCTATTATGTATAATAATTATATATTTTTATATAATTTCAATTTATTTATTTAATTATTTATTTAATTATTTATTTAATTATTTATTTAATTATTTATTTAATTATTTATTTAATTATTTATTTAATTATTTATTTAATTATTTATTTAATAAAAAATTTTTTTTGTTGGATGCGTTAATTCGCATATAATATGAGATATAACAATTCGCTCAGTTAAACTATTAATAAGTATATATTTTGGAGAGAACCAACTAATTCCATATAAGAAGAGGCAAGTGTTAAATCCAGCAACTTTTAACGCAAAAAAACGTTTATGTTTCCAACATCTATAATAATGTAATGGAGTATGAATAAGCGTTAAATAACTCAACATAATATCCAGCGCGGTTGAAATGCCCCGCCATTTACCAATTAGAGTACAAGCGCAATGAAGTAATAAACTGGCATATATATTTGTATCTTCGGCAAAATGAATAATAGAAGCACCGCAGAATAATATTAAAATTGTTGATTGCGGAAGAGGAATAAACATACCTGGTAAATAAATTAGTGGCCAATAAGAAATATCTAAGTCGGTTGTTCCATGTGCGATTATATAAGCGACAAGACTAGAACGTATATTTCCAGCAAAAACTAATGGAAATTGTATAGAAAGCATATAATTATAATATGATTATATATATATATCTATTATATATATACATATATTATGGCTGAACCACAAATATTATATGTTATTCCGCGAGAACAAACAAGAACTCATAAAAAAAAACCATTTTTTCTTAGTATAGGTAATAAATATATTTTAAAAAATTATAATATAATATTTAATCCACGATCCGTAAAAAGTATTTCTGGGTTATCTGTAAAGCATATTTATTTATATGACACACAATGAATTGTTACTTGGTATTTTATGAATTATCCAAATGATGACAATGTTATATTTAATATAAATGGAAGTTGGCATCGACAATGGACGGGAGAACCTTATCACTTGCAACTTAATATTATTTCACAAAAGCATAGTAGAGAATTTGCAGCTCCAATTCATATTGTTCGTTTAGATAATGGTATTGCTAAACTGATCACTTTTAGTAATCCAATAACTTTAAAACACCCATACATATTGGAAGGAATGGGACTTGGTTGGGACATTAATGAAATGGATGCGACAACTGGCAATCAATGCGATATATTTCCAGTGGCCGGTCAATATACAGGTCATAACGACAATCTAGGAAATCCAATATTAGTTCCAGATACTCCACCTGGCCAACAACGAAGCGAAGCTTCAAAGTATTTTTATATGCCAGCATTAAACTTTTGGCCTCGATTATATAAAGATGAAAGACGACCTCCAGTAATAATATATGATCCATATTTACCAGTTCCAAACCCAAATCCTGCAGGAAATCAAGGTCAAGGTATGAAATCGTATTTTAAAATTAAAAAACCAAAATCTAAAAAACCAAAAAAAACAAAATACAAACGCTCTAAACATAGAGATACTAAAAAACCAAAGTAATTTTATAGTAAGAACTTAAACATATTAATCGCATTTAATATAATTAATATGTTTAAAATAAATGATTTGTCAAATAGTATAAAATATGATATTCAACAAATAGTCGCTGCCAAAATTATACAAAAATATGCAATTAAACACTTTACTAATAAACTAGGAAATAACTGGAGAGAAATTTTAAATTATAAATGGACTAGTGAAGATTTAGATTATTATTGTTATAGACATAATATTATGGACCCACTGCACGATTATTTATAATTATAAATGAAAAAATATGTAAAATAAGATCATCCGACAATGATTTAAATATTAAATTAATCATTTTTTGTCCAATCTTAGACGTGTAAAATAAAAATTTTTTATTATAAACAGCCTCATCAATAATATTTATAAATAAATGGGATGGACTCCATTTATTAATACATAAAATAGAATCGCAACATATGCAATTTATAGGCAAATTTGGAATATCTTTTTTTGTAATATTATTTATTGAAAACATATGTGCATATTCTATATTTTTTGGCGAGAGAAATTTCCGACTATTTATAACAGAAGTAATATTAGAACACCACTTTAAATAATTAATTAATTGTATATCATTTATTAAAACCTCTGGCGGATGAAATGGATAACTGTCTGTTACAATAAATTGCAGAAAAAGTTTATTATAAATTATAACAGAAACTATTTTATTATTATTATTATTATTATTTGTTAATAAAAAATTATATGAAAAATCTAAATCCTTTGTAAATTTATATTTATAGGTTTTATTAAACTCATTTAAAAATCGTTTGTTAGACATTTATATTAGATTACTATTAAATTACTATTACATTTATAGTTTAATTTGTTTTATATTTAATTATTTAAGAAAGAAAATTCAAGATGCTTAGAAAAATAATATAACATAATTATTTATTAAGAATCTTACGTTTAAAAATATAAAAAATAAAAATATAAAATTATAAACAATGACCTCAACAACAACTGAGAATGGTAGATTAGGAAATCAAATTATACGAAACTTATCAGTTTCTTTATTGGCTAAAAAACACAATTTAAAAGTTGATTATTCCAACAAAGAATTAATTCAAATATTAGGAATTGAATTATTTAGTGGAACAAATTCATATAATACAACAAAAGCTTTAACTGATGAAAATTATTTTATAATTTACAACAGTGATATCATAAATTATAATTTAAATCCAAACGACCATTATTTTCAGACAAAAAAAATAACAAATATGTTATATAAATACTTACACAATCCTAATATAAAGTCAAATATTATAAATAATAATCCGTTTAAAGAGCGATATAGAAACAATAATGATTTATTTATTCATATTAGATTAACAGATGTTGAGAAATTTAATCCAGGAATTACATATTATATAAAAGCAATAAAAAATATTAACTTTAATAATTTGTATATTGCAACAGATGACATAAATAATGATATAATAATTAAACTAAAAAAATTATATCCATCTTTACAATTAATTATTGTGGATGAAATAACTACATTTAAATTTGCTAGCACCTGCAAACATATTATATTATCACACGGCTCATTTTCAGCAGTTATAGGTTATTTGTCTTTTTTTTCTGATGTATATTATCCTGAATATGAAGCAAATAAAACTTGGTTCGGAGACATGTTTTCTATTGATAGTTGGATTAAATTAAGCATTAATTAATTGGTAATTAATTGGTAATTAATTGGTAATTAATTGGTAATTAATTGGTAATTAATTGGTAATTAATTGGTAATTAATTGGTAATT